CCAAATTTACATGCTAATGGCCGATTAATTAAAGTATCGACTGATCAAGTTGAAATGACACCGGTTATTGGATCTTCAATTTTGTTATCTGAACTAAATCAAATTATTGCCGAACAGCGTGGTATTGCTGTTGACGATTTATATATTTCTCCTAGAGACGGTGATAAAATCAAATCAAAAGATGAAGCACCGGAGATAACTGTATCTAATACAACTACTGATACTGAAATAAAATTTGATTCAGCAGAAGCTGAAGCAAAGCACTATCGTAGTCAGGCAGACAAATTAGCCAAGCAAGCGGCAGAATTCCGTCGCAAAGCAGAGGAGTTGGTTCCGACCAAAAAATCGAAGTGATTGAACAGGGAAGAGATCTTCCCAAAGACGTCGTCGATTGTTGGCCCGAAGTATTCGGAGAGGTAAAACTTAGAGTTCTACCCCTACGGTATCTTAATGCTGTAATAATTACATTTAAAGATGGCAAGGTCTGGGAAGTAAAAATAACGCCAGAAGATCAAAAGAAAGGTTGGAAACCTTTCGAAGATTCGTTGTCAGAACTTTTCAAATCTTATGAAAATAGAATCGATAATATTGATTTTAAACTAGATACAGATAAGATTAGAAAAGACGTTGAAAACAATACTAAACGCTTTTTAAAGAAAAAGAAATTATGAAAGTTAAATTAATTAGTGTAAGTAAGCCTAGTCGAGAAATGTATGATGAAGGTATTACAGATGCACAAGAACTTATTGCGTTCTGTGCTAGAGTAAGTAACCCTTCTAATCAATTCAATCTTGAAACTAGCGAAAAACTAATTAGGTACTTGACCAAACACAAACATTGGTCTCCTTTAGAAATGGTCAGTGCCTGCTTAGAAATTGAAACTACTAGAGACATCGCAAGACAAATCCTACGTCATCGTAGTTTTAGTTTTCAAGAATTTAGTCAACGATACGCTGATCCTACTAAAGACTTAGATTTTGTTATTCGAGAAGCCAGACTTCAAGATACAAAAAATAGGCAAAATAGTATTGTCACAAATGATACAGAACTTAATGCATGGTGGGATGCACAGCAGAAATTTATCATCGAAAATGTTCGTAGAATTTATAGCGAGGCTATCGAAAAAGGTATTGCTAAAGAACAGGCTCGTGCTATTCTTCCAGAAGGAAATACAGTAAGTCGATTATATATGAATGGTACACTACGTAGTTGGGTTCACTTTATCGAACTACGCAGTGGAAATGGTACACAGTTAGAGCACATGGAAGTAGCTAGAGAATGTGCAAAAGTTATCGCTGACGTGTTTCCTATGGCAAACGAATTTGTTCAAACTGATTCTTGAGCCAATCAAAATCATTTATCATTCTAAGTGCCGGAATATTTCCGGCATTTTTTTCACCGTAATCTCTTCCGGATAGTGCGCCTAAATATGCATAATACCCGTATGGTGCATTATCATTTAAAGAACACCAAACTTTGAGTCTAGCAGATGTCTCGGTATCAACCTGGCCTTCTATTGTTCGACTGGCTAATTTGCAACATTCTCTAAAAGCACTTTTCCAAGTATTAAAAGGATCAGTATTAAATGCTGTAATGTTACTCACAGCTTCCATAGGTATGAAGTAAGGACTTATACTTGTAGTCATGTCTGGTTTAGTGAGATCCATCTCTAAAGTAAGTTTTTTAGGAAGAAGTTTAACTCCGCCATAACCGTATTCTAAACCATTTATCGGATTACGACTACGCCAAACATGAACGTGGTCTCGTTGATGATCTGGTGGTTCATAATCAAATTTAAAATCATCTAATATAACAGCATCAGCATCAACAACCCAGAACATTTCAAAAAAACTTCTTTTGGCTGCTTCTACGTGAGCTTGATGAATTCCCTTGACATTAAACACATGCTTCGTCAAAGGAAATCGTTCTCTCAACAGTTTTAAATTTTCTGTTGCGTTAGGTTCGTTATAACTAATAAAAATAATATCAAACACGGGTGCGAATTATCCTTGGTGTGTTAGTGTAGACCTTCTTAAAGAACTTTGAACCAGTGGCATCTAAATCAGATACTTCTAATCCACACATTGTACGAAGTTGGTCGCCTAACCATTTAAAACGGTAGTTAACATCCGTTGCTGGACCGTATCCTTGTTCGATCCAATAGTTAGTAAGCCATTCAAAATCACGAACTTGTGCATAATCCCAGTCAGTACAATTAGTCTTATAACATCCTTCTCTAGCACCTATCATGCTCCAACTCGAGAACCTTGATCTAAACTCATCTTTACTCCTTCTCGAAACCCGGCACGCCAGGCTTGGAATGGACTACCGGTGATAATACTTTCACTGTAATTATCGTTAAATTGATAGTATTTGTCATCAAAGCAAAATTCAACTAAACCTTTTTTATCATTAGGATCTGAATTCTCGTGTGTACGCATATTATTAACAAATTTACGTGTCCACATTTTAAGGCCGCCGTTACCGTACATAAGTCCGTTAACATTAACTTTTCCACACCAACTAAACACATGGTCGGGAGTAAGTCCGAGTTCTTCTAAATCTACTTCAACTTCTAAAAACTTTGGATCAACGATGTTGTCGGCGTCAACTGTAATAAAATACTCGGTTTCACTTAATGCCGCGCAGGCTTTATGTGCCGCATCACTTCCTTTAACTCCGTGGACACGTTTGGCCCAAGGTGCTTTACTTAATAAATCAACATAATTTTTTTCTGCATTAGGTTCGTCATAACTGAGAAAAATAATATCTTGCTCAATAACTTTAATTTTACTCATTAATAATCCTTAATCCATAATTTTTAAAAACTAACTTCGAACTAATTGATATTTTGTCAATCTTATATTCTATACTACGTTCAAATGGTATTGTAATCTTTTCAGAACTAATTAAATCTAAAGATTCTATAAAAATAGTTCTTATTAAGAAATCAAAATCAGATTCAAGAGTAACAAAAAATACTAGCTTAGGTATTAATAATCTATCTGCATAATTCTCTTTGACTTTTTTATCGAGGCTGAATTCCCAACAGGCATCTTTACCGTTCCATGTTACTAAGCATTCAACTTTTTTCTTTGTTTCTGTAATCCATTCAAATATATTATTTTTAAAAGTATAACCTTGCTCTGTATTAGGCACAACTGATAACCTCGAGCTGCCGTCAATTTCTCGCTTATAGCCAACGAGATAGTCTCTGAAATGCCAGTTTCCGTTTAATAAATTCTCAACTTCATCAAACGGTACTTCTATACCATACTCAAACCTAGAATCTTTTTCATTACCAGCCCCAAGGATTTTTCCAGATCTTTTTTCATAAAAAACATAATACTTAGGAGAACTTGTCTTAGACATCTGCCAACTCCTGTAGTTTTGAAATTATTTTTTTATTTAAAAAGTTCTTTTCAACATAGTGTACTAATCGAGGTTGTTTAATATTTCCAATAACTAATTCTCCATTAGAATTTAATACAAAAGGCACAGCATCTTGCCAGCTAATATGAGCAGATGGCCAGTTTTGTAAAGCTGTTTTCATGTGTACAAATTCTAATGGGCTTACATTGTCTACGACACTTTCATAATGACCTGTTATTTCTATTGCAATAGCAGTGGCAAGATCCATACTTAACCAATCTTGATACTGCTTAGGTGTAAAAATTTTGTAGCACTCTTTCCAATTAGTAGACACAAATTGTAATGCTTGATAAAAGATTAAAGCTGGATCTGTTTTCTTAAAATAGTGCAAGGCAAAATATGGATTTGTTAGATTGTTTTCATTGAAAGCTAATCTATGATAAGGGTCTTTATAAAAAATTTCGCCTTTATAATTTCTAACTCTATTACAAAATTTTAAATCAAAATTACTACAATAATTCCACCAGTCTGAAATATCACCTAACAACAACATATCTGTATCTAATACAATAGTTTCATCGTAAGGTGTAGCGTGAAATATCTTCCATCGATTTTCAATTTTCCATTCTGGATTATATGCAAGATCTGACCAAGGAATCGGAACGATCTGATCAAACACCGACTGATACTTTTTAGGCACAGGATCATTAGTCATAACTGTTAATCCTGTTACTTCTTTTTGACTTGACTTAATGCTTAACGCCAATGCGTATGCCTGTTCAATATAATCTACAGAATTAGAGTTCTGCGCTACAACAAAAAATCCTTTAGACACCGATGCCTCCGTCGATTACTCTAGTTAAGCTAGATTTATTCATAACATGGACGTCTAGTCCCGATGTTTTTACTGCTATATATTCGCCTATATGATTTTCTTTTTCTACTAAAAACTGCATTTTAGAATCGACAATTTTTAATAAGATATCTCTATCTTTAATGTAATTCATTTTTCCAGGTAATTCTATCGCAAAGTCTCCTGGCATTTTATTATTCAT